ACCTTCATTACAACGTCGCTCAGAAGTTCGGGCGTCTGCACGGTGGCGTCACTAATGGCCATGAGCGTCTCGTAAGCAACATGCTGCAAGGTGCGCCGTTTGGCCGTGTTCTTGACGATATCTACGAGGTCGCCAATTGCACCGGCGATTGGCATGAGTGTGTACAGGTCGCTTAACTGGTGGAACTCGGTGCCAGGTAGCGTCTCGCGGCACTTCTCGAAGATCACGCGGATCTCGGATGAAGCATTGCGTGACTGCTGCTGAAGGATGATCTCGCACACCCGGTGACTGAGCGGGTCGAAGATGTCGCTTACCTTGAAGTTCTTCTCGCTTATGTGGTGCAAGAAAACCTCGGGATGATTCAATGCAATCGACGCTATACCGCGCTCGGCTTCCAGTGCAGTTGGCACCACCGTGTCGGGTGGTAGCTCCACCGGCCTGCGCCTACCAGCTTTCTTGTGTTCCATTTGTAGACATCAAACTATCGCGCTTGAGTAAGGTTTTGATCGGTGTCCGCACCATCGATGATGCACGGGAGAGCCAACCGTTAAGGAAGCGCCCCATGCCGCGTGGCGTCTTGCGTCTTGCAGGGTCAGCTTCGAGCCATGCGTGGGCCTTGAGAAGCTCTTGCTCGACGGTCTTCTCGCCGTAGATGATGACTAGATCTTTCATCAAGCCCGGTGGCACCTGCCACTCCTTACCGTCGATAGTTGTGTACGTCATGTTGTACATGCTCATCGTCCTGCCTACCTCGGGGTCTTTGCAGAGATCGTCGATAAGCTCGTTGACAGAAGTGTACCGCTTGCCAGACGACTTAAGTTCTTTGTTCGTGACTATGCACATGGCATCTGCCAAGTCCTGCGCAGGCTGTACCGGCGTTGACTCTGGCTGCGACTCTGGCTGTGGTTCGCTGGCAATCTTGCAGGGCTCTTCCAGCGGGACAATAAGCTCGACCTTGGTTCCTGACGTGTATGTTATATTGATGCTGATGTTCATAAAGTGTGCGCGTTGTGCAGTCGCGCCCCTGCATGGTGCAGAATTATTTGGTCAAACCTTCCATGCCATCCCTTAGTAGCCGAAAAAACAGTTCGCTGTTCATCGTCACTAGCCAAGGAGTACGGTTCTTCTTGTGAGCCACGATCCACGCCTTACCAGCACCATCGCGCTCGGCCTGCTCTGTGGCCTTGATTAGGTTGAGGTTCTCGACGAACTTCACCTCTTGGTGCAGTGCTGCAAGTTCCTCGCAGATCACATCTGGCGAATCCGTCCCTCCGGCGAACTGCTGACCACGCCTTGCCGTGAAGCCAGCAGCCCGGAGTTCGTCGCGCCACATGCGCTCGCCTCTACACCCCTTGGCTCTGGAGTTTATTGGCATCGCGTTTAGCTTCCAGCCAAGCGTTGACTTCGATGAGATCAAACCGCAGGCAGCGTGCGCTGATCCGGTGATGAGGGATCTTCCCTTCGCGGCACCACTTCAGGATTGTCTGAAGCGTGACACCGCACAGTACGGAAATGTCTTTAGCTTTTACCACTTGAGATCGTCCTCCTCAAGTTCAACAGGCTCATCCTTCTTCACCGGCTTCGTCTGCGCTGAGGGAAATGCCTTTGCAAACCCCGCACGATCTGCGGAGATAAACAAGCTGGTAGCGATAGCCTGCAATTGCTCAGGTGTCACCTGTGCCTGACCGCCAACCCACTCAGCAGCCTTGATGGCTTCAGCCATCAGTTGCGCCGCTTGGAAGAGCGCACGCTTGGCGTCTGCTACGGTAAGTGACACTGGCGAGCTTGCCTGCACTGGCTTGCGTGGGCCTGCTGCGGCTACGGCTGCTCCTGCGTCGTCGATGATCGCACACTGATCGGTGATCTTAAGTTCATTCTCGCCGCTATGGGTCGAGTGCTTCACGCTGATGCCCTGCAAGCCCTTCTTGCCTGCTTGGCTCTTGAGGGTCACCATCTGTCCCTTGAGGTCACCCATCTCGTCCGGCAACCAGAACGATGCACGGCACTCGCCGGTGGAGTCCTGAAGGACGCAGTTCTGTACCCGCCAAGGGCCAAACTTACTCTCGCCAGTTTTAGGCGGGAACGTCGCTTTGATCGTCACCCGCATCTCGCCAATGACCGAGCCATCGGCCAGATTCGCTAAGTCGCTAATTTGTGCTACTTTCATTTTTGTTGTGTTTCATCGGTGAACCATTCACCGAATGCCGAGAACCTACACGTTGCTCTACTGCGCGCAACTACTTTTTTGCTTTTATTTCGTCGTCGCGTCCTCGTCATCGTCATCGTCCTCATCGCCACACTCTTCCATCCAAGAGTGTTCCAGCACGCGCTCTTTGTGCATGAGGTTGATGTGCATGTCTCGGGCGAAACGATTGCCCCAACCAGCCTCGTAGCGGTTTGTGTTGTCCGAGTCGTTCTCATCCTGCGCTTGTACGAGGATTTCGCCGCATTCAAAGTGCTCGGACAGAATATCCTTTGCACGTTGGATGATGGCTTGGCGTTCTTGTTCTTCGGGGCTCATAGCTTGTAGTGTACTGTAGGCACGATTCTTCCGTCAGTCGTTTTGTGGTAAAACTTCTGTCGTACAGCTTTCTTTTGAGCAAGGATGTTCCGTGTAGCGGTTCTGCCAATTCCAAGCCGTTGAGCAATTTGTGAGAGTGTATACCACCCCGGAGGTGCGGGCTTTAGTTCTAGATTCTCCGCAAGTTGCGAGAGCCAGTCCCCTTCTACAGGGGCAGCTTGAAGCTTCCGTCCTTTAGTTCTTTTGTCAGCCATACAATTGTCTCGTTGTCAGTATATTCGCCCCACGCCCAGCCTCTGCTCCAAGCGGTGGTTGCAATTCTATTTTCCGCGTAGCCAGCCATTTCGGGATCTCCTAGCCACCCAACAGAGTAGCCAGTGACACCTTTAATGCGCCGACCTTCAGCGATTTGTACACGGTGGATATGCCCCATGACAAGCTTGGTGTACTTGCCGTGACACATACGCTCGGCGGAATCACGCAAGGCGTTCTCGCTGTGCAAGTATCCGTGCTGGAAGAGAGCGTCACCCAAGCCAACGAAGCCGGTCTTGAGCTTGTAGTCGTAGACCTTGCACTTGATCGACTTGGCTCGGTCGTGGATCTGATGATACACGCGAGTCGCTAGAGCCGAGATGATTGCTTTGGGGTGGCTCATCAGCGTGACAAGCCGGGCCTCGTGGTTGCCAAGCAGGTAGTGCTGTGGTCTCAGCGCCGAGATAAATGCTAAACCATCGTTGAGATCGGCCTCGGGATCTACGGTAGCGTCGTGACTGTCATTGGTGATCGCACCACTACGCAAACACGTCATATCGATGGCATCACCGAGATGCAGCACCGTATCCGGCTTCCATCGGTCACGAAAGCGTAAGACTTCCTTGAGTACAGCTTGGTCCGCCATGAACCCATGGCTGCAACTAACTGCAAGGAAGCGTTTCCACTTCCGTGTTATGTTTGCCATAGGCTATTTGCGCTTGGCGGCAGCGGCTTTCTGCACGGAGTAAGCGATAGCTACAGCCTGCTTAGGCGGCTTGCCATGCTTGATTTCGGTCTTGATGTTCTGTACGAACGCCTTCTCACTTGCGGATTTCTTCAGCGGCATATGCTTTTTCCTTTGCTCTGATTTGCTGTATAACTTCGCGATAAGTTAAGTCTGTGGCTTTCTTGATGGCAGTCTTCTCGTTCGCAAAAATACCGGGCACTTGACGACCAGTCTTATCAAACAGCTTAATTCCGCCATCTGCTGGCTTGATCATCTTATAGCCAAGGCTGTTGTCTACTTTAACGAACCCGCCATTCGGCATTTGCTCTGTATATGTGCTAGACGGAATAAACGCCATTGCAATACGCTTTTTCTCAAGATCTTCAACAGACTTTTGATCGTTGTGAATTTCAAAGGCATTAATAAATCTCTTAGTCAACGCAAGTTCTTCAGTTGAATTCTTTTGAGTTTTAGGAAGCGCCTTTAAGATTTTACGAGCAACTGGAGATTCGTAGAAACCGGCTACTCGATCTAACATTAATGCGGTAGCTACTGTTTTAACAAATCCTCTTTGAGCAAAGGAAGCCAACGCTGCCATTGGAGCAACTGCACGCTGACCTGTAGCGGGATCTGCTTGGAGATCAACTGATGGAGAAGTCAGTCGCAACATTCGAGTCAATCCTTCAATCTCATCTCTTTGAAGTGTATTTTTAAAGAAGATGTTTGAATCCTTTTTGAGTTGATTGAGCTTCTTCTCGATCAACGCTGCGCTTGGCTCTTGAGTGGTCTGATTGATTGACTCAGCCAGCGCCTTTTCCAGCATAGCATACTGAGCGTTCCTACGGCCTTCCGGGCTAAGGTTGTCGTATATCAGTTTAACTTCACTTGGCTTTGCGCTAAACAATAGCCTCGATGCAGCCTCTGGCTGAACTTTACCCATGTCTAATGCATGCCGAAGCGCACTGACATCAAGTTGTCCCGCTGACTCATGCAGTTCTTTAGTTGTAGAATCCCACAGATCAGCCTTAAGGTTGTTGTTTTTCAAGAAATCACGCATGTCATCTTTGATGACTCCGTAAATTCTTGTAGAGATTTTACCCAGTTCCTTTGCGTCTATTGCCGCCAAAGATGGATCTCTAGTAAGTCTTCCGACATCATTTCTGTTTACATCAACAGAAGAGAAAGACTGGCCTGGTCTTATTGGTTGCCTTTGAATTTCATTTCCAAATTGGTCAAACAATACTGGAGGCTTAACCGCCTTGCCGGAAAGACCGTCTTTAATAGCTTCTAGTTTAGAAACAACTTCAGTATATCCAGTTGGGTGGTCCTTTTTAAGTTGAGCAATTTCGCTATCAATTGCAGCCAATGACTTTTGAACAGGAACCGTTTTAGCTGTGTTGTCAGCAGCCTTAATGATTTCATCGTTCACGCCAGTCAATCGCCTTACATTTTCTAGCCTTGTAGCGTTTAAGTCTTTGGTAACCTCAGAAAGCCAAGCTTGACTTGGGGTAATTCCTTTATCAGCAAAGAAGTTCTCGATCTCTTGATTTCTGAAGTTGATGATCTCTTGATCAAGCTCTCCCGCAGTTCCTGCTCTAGCAAGCCGTTGTAGCGTTTTCCCTACTGGGCCTTTCGGAGGAAATACATAGGACGTAGGAATCTGCTGTCCTTTGGCTTCTAGCTCTTGAACTGCCAACGCCATCTCTTCTGGCGCTAATCCAGGCGCACCCGGATATGTGCCCGTCTTCATTGATCTGGCGGCTTGTGTTCTTCCAGCCAAATACGATCCTGCACCTCCACCAATAATGCCAGCTCCCATTTCAAGCACGGGAAACACATACTCCTGCATCCATTCTGGAGCTTGCTTGCCTTCCAGTGCTTGCCTTGTTGCCTCCGCTGCTGCACCACCTGCTGCACCAGCAACGGCCTGCCTGCCGGGTTGATCTGCAAGCATCTTACCAACTTCCATAGCCAAACTGCGCTCTCCGCTAGTGGCTCCAGATACCGCTTGAATTACAGGGCCAAGTCCAACAGTCGCCAATGTGCTTGCCGCCCCTTTTGACATTGCCTCTGTCATTTTAGCTGCCTGAGTCTTACTCTCAGGAAGACCTATACCAGATAGAAACGATTGAATGGTTTGGCTGGGAGGCGAATAGTCCGTTCCAAGGTATTTATTAAGCACTAGCACTGCCGGATCACCAAGCAGTTGCGTAGCCTCAAGCGAGGCTGCCATTAGTCCAGCTCCAGGAGGACCGCCTACAGCAAACCCAAGAAGCGCAGCAGATGCCGTTGGTCCTGCTCCGCGAATGTATGGCGCAGCAGCCTCTAGCGCACGCTGAGATAATGATGGCACACCCTCTTGCTGTGCAGGGACGTACTCATTTAGCGCAGCCGAAATATCTTCGTTTGTTGCGTTATCTGGAAACTCAACGATAGTGCCGTCTGGAAGCTGTATTTGTTGTGCCATAAAGTGCTAGGGAATCACCAGCTTGCCAGCAGCGTTGTAGTATGCCCTCTTTAAGTTAGGCGCAGCGTTCTGTTGCTGCGGTGCTGCCTCGGTGCGAACAGGAGCGCCCCCAGGGCCAATTGAGAAGGTTGCGGAAGTATCTGGGCGAGCTGGAATATCTTGCAAGTCTTCGTCTGTAAACTTATCAAGCAATTCAAGTCCTGTGTTTTTACGAACCCAATCCCTTGAAGACATTCTTTCAAACTGGTTCAACGCTTTGTTTCGACTCGAGGAGATTGTATTGTATACTGCTTTTGCCTTTTTAAGATATGCATCTGGATTTGCCATAAATGCATTCTTTAATACTGGATCAGTTTGAATTTCCGCCCATGTCATCGGGTCGTACAAGTTCTTTTTGTTTGCAGATGCCCATGTAAAGATTGTCTGAGCTTCAGGCAAACCAAGGATAATTTCAGCAGGCTGCAAGGCATCAGTTCCGCCGGTTCCAGCAGACTGGATCATCTTTGGAAGAATAGTAAAGATGCGCTGCATTTTTTCCTGCGGATCTTTGATTTTAGATGCGCCATCAAGCTCAGATTTGATATTGGCAATAACGTAATCTCTTTTTTCAAACGCTGGAAGAGATTCCATTATTTTTTTTGCAGGATCAGTTTCTTCAAACCGAGGCATTTTTGGAACATCAACATCTAGAATTTGACTTAACCCTTTATTGATTACCTCTGCTTGGTCTGGATTCAAAAACATTTGTTTTGCAATATACTCTTGTCCAGCAAGTCTTCTGCGCTGTGCATCTGCGTATGCTTTTTGATACTCATCATAAGCAGACATCGGTTCTTTTGTTGAACCTGCCTGTGGAGTAGGCTCCATTCCAAGCACAGTCACGGTTCCTCTTGCAGATGGCCGTGCCTCTACTTGTGGCGCATTTACCCTGCTTAGGATTTGATTAATCTGATCTTCCGTGTATGGCATAAATTATTCAAATTCAGATTCTCTTATATCTTGAATAGATACTTTGACGCCTCTTTTTTTATAATCAGCTCCATGCTTTTTTATCATAAAAGATTCAAGCCTTGATGCCGCATTGTCTAAGCTAAACTCACTTGCTGGCATAGGTGATGGCGCTGGTGACATAGCTTCACCTTGCGATTCTGTGCCAGTAACTTGTCTTAACCCAGATGCGATTCCAGATAAATCTGAAACAGGCTTTTTGGCTGCCATTGCTCGGTTAAACATGCCTTGCTGCTCTGCTCCGATTTGCTGCATCTTGTAGTACTGCCCAATAGCCGGAGGCACGATCATGTTATAGACCATATTCTTCTCCGACGGCTTCATGTCAGCAGTCTGCGCAATAAATTGAGAAGCTTGATCCTTGGCGGTAATTACGCCTTCTGGGCCTTGCTTATCTTGAAATAACATGTTCTGAACCAAGGAATTCTTAAGCAAGTTCTCGTAAGACTTATTCTGCGACTCAAGCTGCTTGGCCTCCTTCATGTACCCAGCCACCGCTGACGCCGCGCTCGTAATCCCCTTAGCAATCCCTTCTCCCATCGCAGCCATACCCTGCCCTTCGATCCGGCCTACGTTAGCGTAAGCGTCAGCAATGCCCTGGCCCATCAAGCTCATCGCTTGTGGTGCGGCTCCACTATAAAGTTCACGAGGTTTTGCCATAAAATTTGGTTCTAGCTTCTAAACAGAGAGGACTGCCTTTTTCAAACCGCTGGCAGGCAAGCGGTCTATGCTCATAGATCTTACACGAAACTTCCTGCCCAACAATCCCCGAAAGCGCAATACAGCGAGTTCCAACGCACTTAAGCAATGGTAGATCATCGCGGATGTACTCTTTGGGGATGTTAATTGCATCAGATCGATCCTTTCGCAGAATCGGCCAACTGGCCTTGTGGCTGCAACACGCTCCGCACTTTTGGCAGTCCAGTTCGCATGTTGCAGTAGTCAAATCGTGGTTCTTCGTGGAGGACATGCTCATGCAAGTTCTCTACGTCGATCTTTAGCTTTGGGCAATGTACAAATGCAGATTCTCTGCGATCAATGCAACGAAAACAGGCATGAACGTAGTCACTGTTCATGTGCTTGTCCGGGCGAGACACAACATCCGAGTCATACCTGTTCTGGTCGTACTTGACGTTGTTTGAGGTGATATACAGCGAGATGTCTACATCACTCCACTCACGAAGCGGGAACCACATTTCTGTGCCCATTTCCAACAGTTTCATATCCAGCATCAACGGCACAGCGCCGGTGAGCGGATCTTCATCGCTGCTCTTGTGGCCACAAAGCAATACATCAAAATCGTTCGCGACATTTGCCTTTGGCCTGTTAAGCCATTCTTTGCCACACACCCAGGGCTTGGTTAGGTCTAAGGCTTCTGTGCCGCGCATGACTTTAAGCTGGCCTGTTCCTACTGAGTAAGTCTCACAAACGTCGATGCGACTTTTCCCGTGTATTAAAGAGATTGATGCCGGAACCCAGTCATGGACGGTTAGCTTAAGTT